ATTAGTCATATTACTTAGGCATCCAGTATTCAAATCCTTTCTTCCGTATAATAAAATAAATTCTATTTCTTTTTGACAAGCTTCTTCCCAAGACAAATCATCCATTAATATTTCTACATCATAACCATTTTTAGATATATTTTGCCAATGCTTATTTCTGCTTTTAACAGAATATGCCCTTTGTTCAGTATTGCCAATACCGATATAAAATGGTTCGTTTTTATCTAATCTTATATGTCTATATATACAAGCCATTTTACTTTTTTCCTATTTTAAAGTAGATACCACCTGAGTAGCCAATATTATAATTTTTATTAATATCTACGCTTAGGCCTATTAGAGCCTTATTTTTGACACTTAGCATCAAGGAAGGACTTAGTACTTCCAAGCCATTAAGTGGGCTGTATGAGCCTCTAATGCCCCAATAAAGGGTATTAGTAGCTTTCTTAGCGTAGTACTCTCTTGTAATTATGGTTTTTTCGGTTAAATTGGCTTTGAACCCTCTAGAAATAATCCTATTTTGGCTGATAGTATCATTCACTACAAAGATATTAGAATCTTTTTTAATAGTGTCAGAATAGGCTTTGACCTTATAATAGTCGTTTAGTACGTATAAAGTATCGTGTACAGGAATCTGTACTGAATCAATGATATAGAATGGTATATCATTACCCTTCTTGTACGTATTAACGTACAATGTTTTGTACGTAGTATCGTGTATCTCTACTACCTTTTTGTACTGAGATGTATCGAATTGCCTACCATTTGGTGGTATATAGGTAGGTTTAACAAAAAAATATAGCCATAACACAAGGAGTATTACGGCTATAAACAAGATGTTGTCTTTAAGGAACTTCATTATCCTTCCACGACTTCTGCTTCAGGAGCTTGTGGATTTTGCTCCTGGTTTAATTTTCCTAATAATTGTAGGATTGGGTTCGCATATTTAAAAGGAACTTCCAATAAGTAGCTTTCTAAAGCTTTTAAATTCTCTTCGTTTAGAGTAATCATAGTAGTTATTTTTTACAAATATAAGTATTTTCTACAACCCTGCTTTGTTTAATCTTTCATTTAATTCTTTGTTTTGTTGGGAAAGCTCTTGAATAGCCTTTACTAGGTATGCATCAAACTTAAAAGAAAGTGTTAAGGCATATATTTTTTCATTTTCACCAACAATATCTTTATCTTTTCCTACTGGGTTTACTTCATTTATAAAATCAGGGAAAACTTCTTTTATTTCTTGAGCAATAAACCCTGATATATTATTTTGGTTATGATGTTCTTCAGGATTAATCCATTCAAAATTTACAGGATTTAATTTATTTATTTTATCTAATGCGTTTTCTATAGTTTTTATATCCTTTTTCAATCTAGCATCTGAAGAATCAGACCACGACCCTCCTCCAGGTTTTGCTGCTGAACCATTAACTTGTAATTTATAACTTGGGATTGCCGAACTGCCTATTATTACATTCCCTGATGTTGGTTGGAGTGCAGTATATGTCCAAGCACTATCTTTATATGCTGATTCTATATACCCATATCCTTCTCCATTAGTATCATATCCCAATACCATTCTTTTTAGATTTGTTGTAGCACCACAAACCATAAATTGTCCATTAGCAATATCACCATCATTTGTAATATCTTGTGCAACAGATAATTTAATTGATGGTGCAGTTGTTCCAATACCAACATTACCCCCACTTGTAATACGCATTCTTTCGGTAAGTGAACCCCCAGTACTAAATACCATATTAGCAGTTGCAGCCATTGCCATATCCCCTGATGAACCACCTGTAACAATATGATAAGCATTTCCAATATAACCATAAGCAGTTCCACTATTAGCCCATGCTACAAAACCACCTTGCGCAGCAGATGAATTAAATCTTGCACTATATTGAGCTCCTGATAATACATCTAATGAATAAGCAGGGGTTTGTGTTCCAATACCAACATAGCGACCACTTGTTAAAGTCATAACATTACCAACTCCTACTAAATCAAAATAAAGATTATTAGCATATCCTGAAGCAGCAGCATTTCCACCTACTCCTATTTGGTAGTTTTTACCAGATGCCCCATTATTTATTAAATCTAATACTGCATAACCAGTAGTAGAATTTGTAGCAGCAATTAAACCTGCATTTGTAGTAGAAGATACTGTTAAGCTAGTAGTAACCAATAATGTAGAACTAAACCTACCTGTACCAGTTACTTCTAATTTATAACTACCACTAGGTGCTGCTCCTATTCCTACGTTGTTAGATGCGTCAGTTTGAATGGCTAGAGGAATGGTTCCCAACCGCTGTGTAATACCCATATTAATTATTTTTAAGTTGGTTTATTTGTTCTTGTAATGATGTGATTAATGCTTGTTGCTCTTGAATCATTTGTTCGTGCTTTTGCCATCCTGCAATTAAATGGAATGTAAAAGCAGTCTTATCTACTCCCCAAACTTTATAATCTTCATTTCCAAAATCTTTATTATCACTTCCTTTTGAAACTGCACCTTTAAATGTTTCATATAATTCTTGTGCAATTACACCAATTTGTGGTTTATTTGTTTCATCTTCTTTCCAAGAGTATTCTCTTATTCTTGTTGAATTAAGAATTTCAATAGACCTTTTTTTGTCAGAATCTCCAATTATATTTTTTAAATTGGCATCTGAAGTTGTGTTAAATCTTACAAGACTAGAAGCCCTTAGATAATCAATGCTACCAGCACCATTACCTCCTGCATTTATTTCAAATACTTGAAATAAATTATTTCCTGATGATGCATTATTCCAAGCACTAACACAACTATTATTTGCTGATGTAATTTGTTTTACTACAAGTGTACCTTTATTTGATATATTAAAAATTGAATGTTCATAGCTAGGTTCTCCAGTACTTGTTCCTATTAATACATTACCCCCACTTGGTTGTAACGCTAAAGGAAAAGTTGTATCTGCATTGTTTACATAAGCAGCTTGAATCCAAGAATAACCACCAGAATCAAAAACACCCATATTTAAGGCTCTACCAGTTGTGCCATTAGAAATAACAAAACCAGTTGTCATATTACCACTTGATGAATAATTACCATTAGCGTTCAAATGCAATGGAGAAAATGGATTAGCATTACTAATTCCAACATTAGTTCCATTATCAAATATTAAGCTATTGCCTAACACACCACTAGCAGTAAACTTGCTTACATAATTTGTAGTACCACTGCCACCTATACCACCACCTGTTATCTCTACAACAGCTTGTACAATGTCATTGACTTGACAAGCCGTAGCTAAAACAAACGTAGTGCCATTAGTAGCAGTAAACTCTGCACTAGCTAGTTTAGAACCATTGTAATAAACCGCTAGTTGTCCAACTGTGTAACCTCCTGTTACTGTGAAAGTAGTTTGAGCAGCAGTTGCTGTATAGTCTTGAGTAAATGTAGCATTAACACTTGTAGGTATAGTCCAAGACCTATCAGCTGATAAGTCATAACCTGTACCATTAATAGTTAAAGTTCTAGTTGTTGGAACTCCACCTAAACCAGTTAAGGTATAAGTAGGTACGTTTAAAGTATTAGAAACTAAAGTAGCAGCTCCACTAGAACCTGTTGTAGTTAAAGTGATAGCTCCTTGCTTAGAGTTAAATGTTGTCCAATCTGCACTTGATAAAAAACCTGCTTGTGAACCACTTGATTGTTGTATTGAAAATACACCAGTAGTGTTATCGTATAATAAAGGACTTGTAGCACTTAAAGAACTTAAATTTATACCACCTAAACCAGCTAAGGTATATGTAGGGATATTTAAAGTATTAGAAATAAAAGTACTTGCACCACTATTGCTAGTAGTTGTTAATGTGATTGCAGATTGTTTAGCGTTCCAAGTTGTTGCACTTGCTATATATGCGTCAGCTAAATCAGTTGTTAAATGTAATTCATCAAGTAAAGTAACTCCACCTGTAATACTTGCAGCGTTACCACTTCCACTTGACTTAACCACAGTTAAGGCCTCACCATTACCACCTTTAGTAATAGATGCAGCAACTCCACTTCCGCTCACGTGATTAATTACTAAATCAGCAGCAGTTAAACTATGCGTTCCTAAATCTACGTTTTGTGTCGCACCAGTATAAGGCACTAATCCACTTATTGATGGGATACTTGGGAAGGTTACTAATGAGCCATCACCAGCTACATACTGACTACTAGCACCAGCAAAACCAATATTAATATTACCACTTGTAGTAACAGGACTTCCTGTAATAGAAAGGGCAGCTACCGATTCGGTAATGCCAACTGATGTTACAGTTCCTACATATTGGTCAGCACTTGATATAGTAAAGTTAGGATAGGTACCAGTTATTGTTGTAGTTCCACCTTGAGTTAATGCTACTACTTGGTCAGGAGCAGTATTAGTAATAGTGAAATTAGGATAAGTTCCTGTTGCACTAATTCCTGTACCACTTGTTAAAGCTACAGTTTGGTCTGGAGCTGTGTTAGTGATTGTAAAGCTAGGGTAAGTTCCACTAGTAGATATACCAGTAGAAGCCGTTAAGCTAACAGTTTGGTCAGGTGCCGAGTTTGTTATAACACCACTTGTAGAGTTATAACTTATTCCTGTACTACCTGAGATACTTGCTCTTGCTCTTGTATCGGTATAGTAAAGGTTTGTACCCTCACTAATATTAGAAGTAGTTAAACTAACTGCTCCTGTAAATCCGTTTACACTAACTACTGCATCCGTATTGTCTACTTTCTCCCATTCAGTACCTTGGTATATAACCCAATCACCTACTTGCCAATCGCTAATGCCGTTTAAGTTAGTTGTACCTGCAACAGATACGATATAGTAATTACCAGCAGTTCCTACGCTACTTGTTAAAGTAGGAGTATTAGTACTAGCATCCCAAGTTCCTTTATAAATTGAACCACCAATTAAACCATTAATTTGGTTTTGTACTTTACCAAAAGCAGTTAAGATAGAATCAGTATCAGCTATTGTGCCACCAGTTATGTTTACACCAGTTAAAACCTTGCCTGTTACAGCAGAGTTAACTAAAGATGGACTAGCATAAGTGCCACTTAATTCACCTCCAGCAGCTATGCCTTCGATAGTTGTTAAGTAAGTATTATTATCATAAGAAACAGTTGTTCCAGTAACCTTAACAAACCCTGTTCCGTTTAATTGGTTTTGTTTGCCATTAAAGGTTGACCAATCGGTAGAAGTTAATAAACCATTAACAGAACTACTTGCGGTTGGTATTGCAGTTTGACTTGCAGCAGTTACCAATCCTTTAGCGTTTACTGTTATAGTAGGAACGCTAGTTGATGTACCATAAGCACCTACATTAGTATTAACTGTTGCTAAAGTTAAAGTAGTATCAGAACCCGTAGTTCCCGTACCAGTTACATCACCTATAAAAGATAATGAACCTGAAGGGATAGATACAGCAGTTGTTGTTAACGCTGTAATTAAACCTTTACCATTCACAGTTATAACTGGGATAGCAGTAGATGAACCAAAAGTTCCTGTGTTTGCGTTAACAGTAGCTAATGTCAAAGTAGAACCTGCACCTATAATAGCAGCAGTACCACCTGTTACGGTAATATCAGTACTTGTTAAGTTGCCTAATGTTAAAGCGTTTTGTTTACTATTAAAAGTAGCCCAATCTGCACTACTTAAATAACCATTTGTAGATGCACTAGATTGAGAGATAGAAACTACCCCACTAGTAACACTAATAGGAGCTGTGCCACTTATAGCAGCTTGTGCTCTTGCAGTTGTAAAGTAAAGGTTTGTTCCTTCACCTATATCTGTTGTGCTTAAAGTAGTAGAACCACCTAAAGCCACAGTCTTTGAGTTTATAGTAACTGAATCATTAAATAAACTTGTATTAGGAATATCATCTAAAGCGATGATGCCAGTTGTATTAGAATAAACCACACCTGAAGCAGAACTTCCACTTATAGAAAATCTTGCTCTTTGCTCA